TAGTTAAAAAAATAAATGATTGCGCTCAAACAAATATTGATGAAAATAAATTAAGCCTACAACAAAGAAAAGGCATGGAATCATTAGGTGGTTTTCTAGCTTCTCCGCGTTTTATACAAGTTATAAACAATTATGATAGTCAAGAAGATAGAGATTTATTTGAAGCTGAATTTGTGAGGGCAACCTGGGATAAGCCGGATCTCACAAGTGATGAAATTAATTTATACATTAATGTCTGCATGGACTATATACATTTAAAAAATATCCAGGGAGCCATAAACAAATTGAATAGAATGTTTGATGAAGCAGAAGATCAACAAGATCTAACTGTGCGCTTGGCAGAACTTCTTAAAACAAAAAGTGAAGAATACAATCAATGCGAAAAAAGAATGGAGTCACTAATTCAAAAACTGCAAGGAGATCGCTCAAAACGAATAAACAACAAACAACAACAAAACGCAAGTATACTAGCATTAGTTCAATTATTTCAAGAAGAAGAAGAGCGTGCTGTAATGCTCAAAATTGCAGAATTACAAAAACAAGCCGCACGCGAAGAGGCAGATCATTTGGAATCGATGCCAGATTGGAAAGCAAGAGTATTGGGGATATCAAAAGAAGATGTCATCTGAAAATAAAGTTTTATATGGTAAATATTTTACTGCAAAAGATTCTGAATCTTCTGAGTCTAAATTTTATGGAAAAAATGCTTTAGGGTTTGGCTGGCGACCTGGACAACCCGAATTCACTTTAGTTATAGATTCTTGCACAATTGATGGTGGTGGCGCAGCAGAAGGTTTAAAGTTATCGTTTTGCAAAAACGTTTCTGTGAGAAACACTCAAGTTTTTGGAGGCTATGAAGATTGTGTTGATATAGTAAGAGGTGAAAATATATCTTTTGAAAACTGTACGTTTTTTGCTGGTCCCAGAACCAAGCAGCATATAACATGTAAAGGTGGGGCCAAAAATATTACATTTAAAAATTGTAAATTTATAGGTTCTTTTCGAAATTGGTGGGATGGAGCATGTATTGATTTGGGAAATTGGACAGATTATGATGATGTGGATCGTCCGATGGTAAGAAATGTGCAAATCATAAATTGTGATATACAAAATGCCAATTATAGAGTATTATATCGAAGATTATATTCTGAAACTCCTCACGTGCACAATAGTAGAGGTTTTGGATTGAATGTTCCTCGTATATTTGTCAAATCTTTTTGGTGGCTTCAGAGAAAAGCTGCTATTGGGACTCGTAGGAGGTTTGAGCAAGATCAATTAAAGGTATACGATTTTGAGTTATGAATTCTTGTAAAATATGCTGCCAAGAATTTGAGGAAGACAAGAAGTTGCATATGCATCTTCGTTCTCATAAAATTACTCTTGCAGAATACTATACAAAGTACTATCCACGAGAAAATTTATTAACAGGAGAGCCCCTTCCTTTTAAAAATAAAGAACAATATTTTGATAGAGATTTTGCAAACAGAAATGAATTATTAAAGTGGTGCTCGATTACAAACGATAACAAAGTCAAAACTTATATTTTAGAGCTTTTAAAAAAACGAATACAAAGAAAAAAATTATATTTTGGCCCATCTCATTTAGAGCTTAAAACTAGTGATATGCCAACTGTAGATTTATATCAAAAGCATTATGGATCTTATAGTAAAGCTTGTGAGCTGGCTGGAGTTGAACCTTTATTTAAATGCAAGCTTCCTGAAGAATGGAATAGTCCAGTTCCAGATGATGTTAAAATATTTATCGATACTCGCGAGCAGCAACCTCTACAATTTCAAAAATCAGAATCATTAAAATTAGATTTCGGAGATTATGCAGTTGGCAAAGATTATTACGATTATACATATGTTGATAGAAAAAGTGAAACTGATTTTAAATCAACATTAAGTAAAAACAACCTTGACCGATTCAGAGCAGAACTTCAACGAGCAAAAGATTTCGATAGTTATTTATTTGTTGTAACAGAAACAGATATGAGTACCATGGAAAAGCGCAATAGGTGGTCTCCGCACACATCCAACATGAAGTATATTTATCATAACATGCGAGTGTTAGCGCATGACTTTGCTGGAAGTTGCCAATTCATTTTTACTGGCAGTCGAGAACAATCACAACAATTAATTCCAAAAATTTTAACGTTAGGTAAGAAATTATGGAATGTTGATTTACAATATTACATCAGCAATCGATTAATATAATGACGTGGGAAACAGGAAATCAATTGTCTCGTAGAGGAGATGATTTTAATGAACAATTACGACAAGTAAAAGGATTCATCGAAGAAAAGGAAGCAAAGATATTATTGTATAAATTTTTGCGCGAGAATATCACATTCACTGCCGACTTGGTGAGCGGTGTGCAATTGTTTCCATTTCAACACATGGCAATCAAAGCGATGTTTGAAACAGATTATTTTATGGGCGTCTGGAGCAGAGGTATGAGTAAATCATTTACCACCGCGATTTATGCATATCTTGATGCAATGCTCAATCAAGGAGTTGAAATTGGTATACTTTCTAAATCATTTCGTCAGGCAAAAATGATCTTTAAAAAAATAGAAGATATCGCCAGCAAGCCAGGCGCTGCATATCTTGCGCAATGCATCACGCACAAATCAAAAAGCAATGATGAATGGTTGCTAGAAATTGGAAGCAGTAGAATTCGTGCATTGCCACTTGGTGACGGTGAGAAGCTTCGTGGTTTTCGTTTTCATAGAATCATCATCGATGAGTTTGCGCTCATGCCCGAGCGTATTTATAATGAGGTTATCATACCATTCTTGAGTGTTGTGGAAAATCCAACACAACGAGAATCATTATATAATTTAGAAACCGATTTAATTGATCAAGGCAAAATGAGTGGAGATGATCGACACGTCTGGAAAAACAATAAACTTATAGCTCTTTCTTCTGCAAGTTATAAATTTGAGTATATGTACAAAGCATATGAACAGTTTGAAAGTTTGATACGAAGTGGTAGCACAAAACAAAGCGAAGCTCATAGGGTAATAATGCAATTTAGTTATGATTGCGCACCAAAACAGTTGTACGATCAAAATCTATTGAGTCAGGCGAAGTCAACAATGAGTCAGAGTCAGTTTGATCGAGAGTTTGGATCGATATTCACTGATGATAGCAGCGGATACTTCAAAACATCCAAAATGGCATCTTGCACGCTAAAAGACGGAGAAAATCCAACCATTGAGGTGTGCGGTGAAGTGGGTGCAAAATATATTCTTGCATTCGACCCCAGTTGGGCAGAAAGTGAAAGTAGTGATGACTTTGCAATGATGGTTCTCAAATTGAATGACGACAAAAAAATAGGAACTGTTGTTCACAGCTATGCACTTAGCGGAACAAATCTAAAACAACACATTTTTTATTTTTATTATTTGCTTACTCATTTTAATATTGTCTCTATTGTTGGCGACTATAATGGAGGCGTACAATTTATCAATGCATGCAATGAAAGTAGTTTGTTTAAGAAAAACAAAATGAACATCAAGTGTCTAAACACAAACTTTGATGATCTCGAACATTACCAAGAAAAAATAATTGAAGGAAAGAAAGAATATAATTTACAAGACAAAACAATTTGTTATCTGCGAAAACCAACCAGTCAATGGATACGATTGGCGAATGAATTGTTGCAAGCAAATTTTGATCATCGTAGAATCTTCTTTGCTAGTCGCGCAATTGATGATGCATACAACGAACAACGCAACAAAAAGATACCCATTCAAGATATCAAGTTTTTGAGAACATCTCAGAGTTTAGAGCGTCAAACAAATGCTGCAAAAATGATCGACTTTGTGGAACATCAATTTGATATGATGAATCTTGTGAAAACACAATGCTCGCTGATTCAAATCACAACCTCTGCAAGTGGCACACAAAATTTCGATTTACCACCAAGTTTAAAACGGCAAACTGGTCCAGAAAAAGCAAGAAAAGATAGTTATAGTGCGCTTGTACTTGGAAACTGGATGGTTAAATTGTATTATGATATGATGAACGCAAAAGTTGATAATGTAAACTATACCTTTACTCCCATGTTTATAAACTGAGTGTACCTTTTGTGTAAATGACCAAAGAATATAAATACACCACAACTTTTGATAGCGTAATTTTCGCATCAAGTGAGATTGAGAATTCGAATATCAGTCAGGCATCTCTTGATTCTCTGAGACCTTTGATTCCTGCGAACATCGATCTTGATCGCAACATCGATCTGCTTGGCGTGGCGTTCAACGCAGCAGTGGTAAACAAATTTAATAAAAATGGAGATGGCATTGCCAGCGAAGCAGCTGTGGCAATCAAAGACTACTTCGTTCACAAACCAACCAACATTGAACACGATCGCGATCGAATTGTTGGACACATTGTATCTGCTGGATTTTCAAGATACGATGATTCATCTGAATTGATG